TCTGACTGCATTTTATAAATTATGATTTTAATTTCACTTATGCAAAGTTCAATGTCAAACCATTTGCAACTGGGTCTGTGATTGCGCCACCGCCACCAACGTTGTAAAGGTAGAATACCTGGTTCTTCTCACCGAAGTTGTTCTCAGTTACCTTAACACCATTGTACTTACAGTTCTTGAAATTGAATGTCCAAGTCTGAACCTTTGATAAGTCACCGCCAAGTGCAACGTCAGCACTTGCTGGCTGATAGATAATCAAACCTGCCCATCCCCAATCTGCTGCATCCTTATTTGGCGTATTCTCATATGTCCAAGCAACGTTCTCGAAGTTAACTGTGACACCAGTAGCGTTCTTGTAGTTTGCAAGTCTCAATGCATTTGAGTTATTAACGTCCAAGTTAAGATTAACATCTGAAATGTTGATTACAGCATCGTTATTTGGCTTGTAGATGTTAAATACATTGTGCTTAAGTGCAACATCATTAACGTTTACATTTGATGCGTTGAATGAATCAGTACCAGCGCCAACTTCCTCAAATACGTTATAAGGCTTTGCACCATCTGCAATAGTGATGTTTGAAACATCAACCTTTGGAGCATCTACTAAGAAATATCCGTTTGTAGAACCCTTGTCACCAGTTACCTCAACGTCATCAAGTGCTATTGACTCAACTGCTGCAAGGTTAACTTGCTGTGATGCATCAACGTTTGCAATTTCAAGGTTCTTGAATGTCTTCTTTGCTGCAAGTGCGTTCAACGCCTCGTCACTATTGATGAATACATCGGTATTCTGTGGGTCTGTGATTGCATTAATATCCTCTGCTGTGTTTGCAACCTCTGTCTCATTATCGAAGAAACCACAATCCAATACATTTGCGAACTTGATACCATCCTTGTCAACTGTGATTGGATTCTTGATTGCTGGAGCTGAATATCCTGCTGCAACAGCCTTAACCTTGTTTGATGCGATTGAAATACCATCACTTGCCTCAAGTCTCTCTTCGTCAGCCTTCTTGTCGATTGCTGCTTGTATACCCTCAACTCTGATACCATCCTCATCTACAACAAGGAATTCCTCACTGTGAGCATTATACTTAATTGAAATCGTATTATGGGTATTGTCAATCTCAATACCATTACCTGCTGTGTAATAGTCAACAAGGTCTTTAGTGTTGATATATACAGGCTCTTCCTGATTTGCAATCACGAGCTTAATAGCTGTATCAGGTCCTTCCTCGTCTTCTGTGAATGTGTCACCGCTCCATGTACCATGTACCAAACTACCGCTTGTTACAACCATGTCCTTTGGAATATCAATTCTACCTACTTCATCACCGCCTTGTGAAAGAATATAAGTCTTAAGATAACCAGAAGTTGGTTCACCAGCAACATCAAGAGTGATTGTTAGCGCATCTGTGAGTTCTTGTTCCAATTCAGCTAATGCATCAGCAACAGTGTGTGCAGAAGTGAAACCACTTCCCATTCTGTCGTTAATGTCATTGATTGCATCTGTAAGGGTTGTTCCGTCAATACCATCACCAATTTTTCCATTTATTGCTGAAACCGCTTCCTTTAATGCATCAACGTCTGCTGCACTACCTTCAACGTCAAGGATGGTGTAGTATGACTTACCGCCGCCATTATCCTCCATCTCATCAGCGTTAGCATAGAAACCTACCAATGTGCGGATGATTGGTTCTCCGCCATCAACAGGAACCAAATAACGTGCCAATTTTGCAACACCATCATTTGTTCCAGATTGTGTTAAAGCTTGAGAAGCTGCTTGTTTGCTTGCGTAAACCTTACCGTTACGCAAAAGTCCTAATGAATAAAGATTTCTTACCATATTTTTTAAAATATTTTATCAGTTTAATTATAATTTACTTATATATAAATATTATTTATTTTAATAAAAATAATAATTTGTTAGTGTTTTTATTTTTCTACAATTACTGTTCTACCTTTGTCCAATTATATTTTCCTAAATAATAATTACCCGTACCCATCCATACATCATAACCACTACTACCAATTGGTACTGTTAATGTACCATTTGTCTTTACATATCGGAATGTCTTACTCTGTATTGAAGGTGCTGTCGTTGCATTAGACACTATACTTGTAAGACCACTACAGCCATATAAAGCTTGATTACCAATACTTGTAACACCACTACCTATAGTACAACTTGAAATGCTATAACAATTTTGGAAAGCATAGTCATAAATATTTGTAACACTATCTGGTATATTTAAACTTGTGAGTCCAGTGCAATTAAAGAAAGCAAAATACTTAATGTTTGTAACGCCGCTTGGAATGTTTATAATGGTAGCCTTATCACAACCGTTGAAGGCATAATTTTGAATATCAGTGACACTGCTTGGAAGGTTAAACACGCCATCAACATCACTGTTTATTCTAACAAGAGATTTGCAATTATTGAACATACTACCTGAAATTATTGTTAAGCCGCTACCTATAGTGCAACTTGTAAGAGTAGTACAATAAGTGAAAGCACTATCACCAATACTTGTAACACTATCTGGTATATTTATACTTGTAAAACCACTACATTTATAGAAAGCACTCATACCAATACTTGTAGCACCACTTGGAATATTGAATACACCATCAACATCACTATTTAATCTTGTAAGGCTATAGCAGTTGGTGAAAGCGCTTTGACCAATACTTGTAACACCACTAGGTATGTCTATACTTGTAAGACTACTACACTGATAGAAAGTCTGAATACTAATACTTGTAACACCACTTGGAATAACTATACTTGTAAGACCACTACAACCTTCGAAAGCACGACTACCAATACTTGTAACACCACTTGGAATATCTATACTTGTAAGACCACTACAACCATCGAAAGCATAATCACCAATTGTTGTAACGCCACTTGAAATTGTTACGCTTGTAAGAGTTCTACAAAACATAAAAGATTCATTACCTACACTTGTCACATTATTAGGGATGATTATATCTGTTATGCCACTACACGCTCTAAAAGCGTCTTCGCTAATAACAGTTGCGTCTGTTAAAGTGTATTTAATTATGTGTTCACCAGTCGTACTAAATGTATAACCAGTAGTCAGACTTTGTTGTTCAACACCATCTATCTCAATTGCGCTAAATGGGTTAACTGAATGCTGACCTATAATTCGTGTTGGATTACTAGTGTCTGTTATATTATACTTTGCAACAATCCTTGTATCTACCCAAGGATTATAATGCACATCGCCTTCGGTTGTGCATATTGATACATTAGGTAGTATTGCCCCACTACCGTTAATGTAAGCATCGTACTCTTGATAAGTGCTGAATTTCTTTAAGTAAACTGCCATATTTGTTTTGTTTGATATTTATTAAGTTATTTCTTTAAATAAATATCTCATATGAAAATAAAATGAGGAACTGTACTAGAACAATTCCTCATTAATATTATTCAAAAGTAAACGTATCATTAATACTACCGCTCTCAACGGTTACTACATCGCCACTATTGAATGTATATGCCGTAAATGTAAGAATGTTATCAGTTGCTGCCTTTGTTTCAACCGTTGTTCCGTTTACTTTTAACGCAAACTCAGTTGTTTCATTTGTATAACACTTAATAACCCTATCACTCTTCTTGGTATAGTTCTTACCACAGATATGTACAAACGTGTCTGCCGTGTTCCACCAAGCCTTGTATAGATAGAACGTATCCTTCTTTGTAACGTGGTCTCTCTCAACAAGACCCTTGTCATTCAACCTTCTCAATTCATCGTCAATACTTGTGTTCTCACCATCAAGACATACCGTATATCCCTCATTTCTGTTTGCCACAGCAATGTCGAACAACTGCCATTGTGATGTGAACATCAACTGCGGATATTGCTTGATTGTTGCAATATGCCCTTCATGCAGCCACATCATATATTCAATATCGTGTCTTTCGTGATTACCCCTTGTGGTTGTATTCATAAAGTCATCTGAGTGACAACGCTGTGTACCGCCACATCCATACTCTGAGTATGCCATTGGCTTGCCAACCCTGTTAATTGTGTTGTTAAGACGTGTGTTAATCTGTGATACTGGAGTATTAGAGTTTGGACTATCATACCAACCAACGTATATATTACATCCGAACCAGTCAACATTAGATGGGTCGTTATAATATGCACTTGGACTTGTACCATTACCTTGTGCTAACACATAGCCTACCATTCTCTCAGAATCAAGGTTCTTGATGAGTGCTGTGTATTCCTCTACCTTCTGCTTACCGAATGCCTTGTCATCAGTCGTTGTCTCGTTGCTAAGACCCCAGAAGAAGATACAAGGATGGTTATAATGCTGATTTACCATATCGGTATACTGCCCTGTTAGATGTGTATAGTACTGCTCTGGCATTGTTGACTGCAACTTGTTAACACAAGGACCTTCAGTCTGCACAACTATACCCAATGCATCACATCTGTCATATACCTCCTTCGGATGAGGATAATGAGCTAAACGTAAGAAATTAAGTCCAAGTTCTTGAATTGTTGCAAATGTATTGTCATAATCTGTTTCATCCAATGCGTTTGCCTTTCCATCTATGTCATCGTGCATACAGCATCCTCTCAACAGATATGGTGAACCATTGAGCAAGAATCCAGTATATGGATTTCCAACAGTACCAACCTTTTCAGTGTCATTGATTACATATTCATAGTATCTCAATCCATAAGGTCTTACAAACCTATGATATATCTCATTGTCCTTATATATCTCAAGTGTTACTGTATACATATATGGGTCTGATTTACCATTCCATAAGTGAGGGTTTGCAATAACCTTTGTGAATGTCATTTCCTCACCAGTACTTGCGCTTGTTGCAGAATAGATATTGGTATTTCCATCATCAATCTTACAAACCAACGTAGCACCAGTTGGAACACTTGTCTTTATATTGACAGTTGCCTCTGCGTCAGACACTGTTGAAGTGATATGGAAACCATCATATCCATAGTTCATTGCAGGTAGACAAGGACTTGTAAGCAATCTTACATTACCAAGTGTGGCATTAAAGTTGAAGTCAGCACTTGCTGGGGCAAGATTATTTCCCTCATTGTTTTTGATTGCAACCTTGATATTGTTTATTCCACCGTGAACATATTCTGATATGTCACTTGTAAATGCTGCATATCCTCCCCAGTGCTTTTCAACCAATGTGTTATCAACATATATTGATGCTGATTGGTCGGCATGTTGAAACCATAGGTATGTGGGTTGCGCTCCGCTTAAAGCGAAACTTGTCTCAAAGTTAAATGTTCCTTTCGCATAGCTTGCTGAATGTCCGTCAATTGCATTGACTGAATATGGCGTTGTAATCTCTTGACCACCATACTGCCACTTCTTAAGGTCTCTGTTTGAGTATTCAATAGGAACATCACTCACATATACACAAGTCTGACTTATTGGTCTACTTGTCTCTCCACTATATGTAGCATAAGCTTCGATAAATGTATCTTCACTTATTATGATAGGAGTTGTATAGGAGCTATATTCTCCTGTATCATTTAGTTTATACAATATATCAGCCCCTTCAGTTTCACAAGACAATGTTATTGTATCAAAACCGTTGAATGATATAATTGGAACTTCAACATTTGTATCATTATACAATTCCCAACTAGCAGGAACACCATTTACATCCCTTGTCCAATTAACGTTAGCAGCCCTTATAAATGTACCAGTATTTGATACGGCCTTTGTCCAGTCTTTGGTATTTCCAGTTGTTACGCCACCAGTTGCAGTACATTTGATGTAGTTCAACGTACTTGCGCTATTGAACATACCAGTGTAACAGTCACTAGCAATAGTCTCAGCCAATAGGTCTGGCGCTTTCTGCAATGTTGTACAATCTTGGAACATATAGCAATATCCGCTATTAGCCAATGTGGTTGCAGGAAGCTCTGGCGCTTCTACGAGCTGTTTTGCGTGTGCGAACATTGCACGATAGCAACATTGCGTAAGAGTAGTTACTGGCAATATCAAGTTCTTGGCAGATACAACATTAGTTGTGTTGAGCAAATCGTGGAACGCCCAACCAGTAGTGAATGATGTTAAACCACTGAAATTATCACCACCGATAAGACTCATTGCGTTACCATACGCATTAAATGATGCTGTACTTCCGCTAAATGTGGAAACAGTATCTTTTGCTGTTGCATATGCTTGGTTAGCACCTTTAAATCTAACTTTATCACCAGCACTTACATTAATTGCAACTCCATCAGTTGTTGATGTTATTTCAGTCCATTCTCCATAATTTAAACTATATGATATTGTTCTAGTAACAGCAGTAGTTGCTGCCTTCCATATTATAGTACCTCCAGACAGCACTTCAAATGTAAGATACTGCTGATTATAAGGCAATTCTTCCCTACCTTCTTGTGTAAAACTATATGGTATGCTTATGTTATGGAAAACATAACTTCCACTTATTGTCCTTGCTGACGTTGATTGGTTTTCATCAATTGATATTGTCACGGTATCACCATCCATAAAACTTCCTTGGTCACACGTTACTGATGTGTATGTATCAGTATAAGTGAATGACAATTCAAATGATGTTGCACTAGCTGGAACACTTGAAGGATATGAAGGTTCTCCCATAATCTCATATATATGCTGCTCAATGCACGTATCATGTATTGGCGTACAGTGAGATTCATCTTCTTGTATACAATATGATACATTTGGGCGTATAAAGCTTATGCTAGCTGTATACGCCACGTATTCTTCGTGATTATTGAATAATTTTGTATATTTCATACTTATATAATTTATTATTAATTTCCAGTAGTATCATCATTTACAATGGTCCAAGTAGTTGGTATGCCATTAGCACCATTTGCGAATGTTTGTGTTGAACGTTTATAGAAAGTACCACTACTTGATACGTTAGTCATCCAATTAGCTAAATTACCAAATGACCCACTATCATTTGTCCAGAAACATTTAATTTCAGTTAAGTTTCCGTTACCTCTAAATACTTCAAAGTCTTTAGCTACGTTAGTTTCACTACCAAAGTTTCCTATCATTATTGGCGATTTCGTCATTTGACTAGTTACTGAAGAGCTTCTATTCATACAGAACATTCTCTTATATGAAGACAATTGTGCGGTTGTCGCAGACAATACTGATGGTGGTTGTGACAATGATGTACAACCTTCAAACATACTTGAGTATGTTTCTTGACCAAGAGTTGTAGGTATACTCAAATCTGGTGCTTTCTGTAAGTTCGTACAACTTCTAAAAGTTCCATTAAATGAACCTTTATATAATGTAGTTGAAACTACCTTTAGATTTTCAGCACTAATTAGATGTGTATCACCACTAAACAATTGAGCGAAATGGAATGCTCCACCAGTTATTTCAGTATCAGTATCATTATTATTTATTAATGATGATATATTTCCTTCAACCTCATAATTTTGAGTTCCTCTGAAGTAACAACCTTTATTATACTCATTAGCAAGTTGTGCGTTACTACCCTTCATTATAATGGTATCTCCACTGTTTATAGTTGCAATAGTCTGAGTTGCTCCAGTTGCTAATGAAAAACTAGACCACGTTGTACCGTCATCTAAAGAATAAGATAAGCTCCTAGCAGCATTAGAACCATTTGTCAATGTGAACGTGTTATTATCAGCAAGTGACACTAATGTGAAATATGCATATTTATTTGTTACACTAACTGAACATTGTGCGGTAAACCCACCATCAACCGTTGTCACTGTAATTGTGGCACTACCAGATGCAACACTGCTCACGACACCATTGGAATCAACTGTAGCGACATTAACATTACTTGATGACCAAGTAACATTTTTATTAGTTGCATTGTTTGGTAGTACAGTCGCAGACAATGTATATGTTTCAAACCTATTAATTGTTATTGAATTTTCATTTAAAGTAACGCCAGTCGCACTAACTATTGCTATACAAGTTTCCTTAACAACATCACTTGTTTCCTCTCCCAATTGAGAATATGCTTCAACAATTGTATCAGCAGTAATTGCTATAGGTGTTGTATATGCTGAATAGTTGCCACTCTCATCCAATCTATAATATATTGTAACTCCAGTGTTTACACAAGTGATTGTAACCTCTTCTCCATCACAAGTTATAACTGGTTTTTCAAGACCATATTCGCAATCTTCCCTAATTATATCACTAGTATCGCCACTATATGTGGCATATGCTTGAACAACAGTGTCTGCTGTTATGGTGAATGATGTAGTATACGCACTATAATCTCCAGACAAATTCAATCTGTAATATACACTAGCGCCAACTGTATCACAGTCTATAGTAACCACATTATTTTCGCAAGTTATCGTTGGGTTAGCGACATTCTTAAGTTTCTTCAGTTCGAAATTATGAACTGTGATGTTTGAATATCTGAATGGATTACCGCTTCTGTTAACAGCATAACCAATAGTTACCTTTAGATTCTTAAGCTCCTCTATATCTGGGAATAACGAACTACTGCTAAAAATTGTATACTGAGTGGCAGTATTAATACAAGTAAATGTAGTTCCTGTTGATGTTGGGTCATATACAATTCTTAAATTATAGGTTTTAACACTACCAGTAGTAGATGTTTCAACTAATGCTACATTATCATTAGAACCGCTTGAAAATTGCACGCCCAAAAATACTGTATTACCAGTATTACTTGTATGTCTTATTTGGAATCCATACCAAGGTGATGGGTCAGCTCTCTTGGCATTTAATACATTATGGTGGCCACCATCTTGGCTAGCTGGCTGATTATTTAAGTCAATTGTAAAATCAAAATCAAGAATGAATCCGTGTGTGACATCGAATGCATAATAGTCGGTGTTTACACCATCATGGTTAAATGTCTTACCACTTTCACTACCACTTGTATCAATGTCGTATCCAGTTACCACAGTATTACCGCTTTCATCATATTCAACAGTCTGAGTACTTACATTACCCTCAGTATCACCAGTTACGTTAGAACCATTAACTGGGTCTCCATTTTCATCATAATTGGTTGTATTACCACTATATGAGCCATCAGTATTGGCGCTAATACTAGTCTCACTAGTTCCAATCAAATTGCCTTCAGCATCAGTCATAACAGTTTCTGTAACCTCAACTGTTGAGCCATCTTCTTTTGTGGTTACAGTCGTTGTTACTGTAGTTGTATTACCACCTATATCTGTTGTGGATTCTGTTTCTGTCTCAGCAGAAGCACCACTTAGATATGTAAGTAAAACTGTAGTATCTGCCGTTAAGATGCCATATACGGCTTGAATGGTAACAGATGATTCGTTAGCACCATTCAATATTGTAACGTGACCGTTACTTGAGTTAATTGTAGCATACTGAGAACCAACCGTAATACTCCAAGTTGCCAATTCTGTAACATCTTCTGAATTATCAGCTATCGCAACATATTGACAAGTTTCAGCACTTACTGTTGCAGCACCCTTAATTGCCAAAGCACTAGCAACAGGTGGCACATATCCACAATCTACTGAATGCTGTTCTGCAACACCGCCTTGCTGATATTCAGCTGGAACTACATTTTCCCAAGTTGTTCCACCGTCATAGCTAACTTGTCTCTGTTGCTTGTAATACTTAACATAAGTTTCTGTATTGCAATAATAATCAACTGTTGGGTCAAGGTTAACCCATTGATACTGAGGTGGTATATATCCGCAATCAGTGGATTGTGTTTCTGCTGATGCTCCACGTCTTTCAGTACCCGTATCTTCCCAAGTTGTTCCACCATCATGTGATACCTGTTGCTTTTCAACATAGTATTTCACATGAGTTACCATATCACAATCATAGTCTTCAGATAATGGAACTTGTACCCATTGATACATATCACTACTTTGCTCGGAAGTGATATATGTTTTGTTGTCATTTAAGCAATATGCAATATTTGGAACTACAGCATCTTCTGATGCCATATATTCCGTATATGCACTTGTGTGACTAAATATTCTGAAATATTTCATATGTTAAAATCATTTCTATATAAATATTTGTATAAAAACAAAAAACAGGCATCAACATCGCTGTTAATACCTGTTAATTATCTGCATTATTTATTTCTTCAATTCCTCAATCAATTTATCAGCATATGATACAGCAATATCAGCTATCTGACGCTTGAAAATAAATTGAAATATAAATACCATTATACTACTTGACAATATGGCATTCATTATATTGATACTTGCATCAATACGTACTTGAGTCCAATTTATATCCGAATTGTTGTTGTCCATATAGAATATTTGATTTTAAAGATGAATTACCATACAGTGATAACTGTGTTGAAACAAACGTCAGTTTGGTTCGTCAACCAAGCACGCCACGAACGGCGAAGCCTGCATGGCGTTGGTCGTTGCGGTACTGCCATATCACGTCACTACTATTGAAGCGCAGGCAGTAGGCGTACAGAACATTGTAGACGGAACTTGACCAATAGACTCCGACACCCCCCACGTTTGTGACACTGCCATTGCGGGCATTACCCGCAGCAGGAAAAAACAATACCTTTGAACTGTCTGTCTTATCGGTACATACAAGCCCTGAAACACCAGTACCTTGATAATCATTTGTCCATGCTGTATTCACAGCATTACTTAATGCAACATACTCCTCAGTTGTTGGCATCCTCCAAGAACCGCCCCATGCAGCTTGTGCTGCATCATCAGATGCTTCAAGTGTTGTTAAACCGTCAGTAGAATTATACTTTGTTATACCTGCTTTACCTGGTGAACTTGTGCCATTACCATACTTATAGCTTATCCAGTTAAAGGCTTTCTTACTACTACTACTACCTACTTGTGCAGCAGTATAACCTTGGGTGTCACCCCATTGGAAATAAAGTCCATAGTCAGTTATGCTGTTTGCGCCAACGTTCTTCCTTGCCCATTTAATACCAGCAATTTCAACATAAGGGCCTAATACACTCAAACTATAATTAGTAGAAGCTGAGTTATAATTAGTTCCTTGAGAAATAGTAGCAGTAATTGTTACTGTGCCTTCTGCAATACAAGTTACAGAAGAACCACTAACAGTAGCAATAGATGTATCACTAGAACTAAATGTAATTGTTCCATCACCACTTCCAGCACTTGGAGAAGCGGCAACAGTAATGGTAGAGCCAACAGTAACGCCTATAGGAGCAGAAGTGAATGATATTGTTCTGCTTGCTCTCTGTATAGATACTGTTATACTACCAGTACTACTCTGAGTATAGTTCGTGGATTCAGCTGCATAGTAATATAGCGTATCAGAACCCGCATTCGTCATTGTAGGCATTGTGGTTGAGAAACTACCACTTGTACCAAGTCTGTAATACATTGTGCCAGTACCACTACCTGCACTTGCAACAGCACGAGCAGCTCCATTATACGTGTAATTTGTATTCACAGGAGCTGTAGTTACACTGCCAGCAGCCTTATTCATCTGAACTGTTACCTCGTTAGAATAAGGTGATGCATTATAGTTACTGTTTCCACTCCAACGTGCTTTGGTTGTCTTAGAACCAACACTTGTCTGAGTATTGCCATTTGACCATTCTATAGAACCTTGACCTCCACCGCCACTAGCAGTTGCGGTTGCCGTCGTATTATAGGTTGTTGTTGCACCAGTTGCTGTAGGAGCAGACTGGTCTGCCTTACCAATGGTCGAACTTACGTACCTACTACTTGCAGACGCTATACCATTATAGTTGGTAGATGCATCCATATACCAATATACAGTATAAGAATTAGCATTTGTCGCTGTTGGGATACTTGTGCTCCAAGATGTACCGTTTGTACTATAATGCATTGTACCTGTATTGTTACTTACGGTAGCAAGATTCCTTGCTGTAGCGTTATAGGTAAGTGATACACCATTGATTGTAACACTACCAGCTGCCTTATTCATCTGAACTGTTGCATAACTTGACCAAGGCGATGCGTTGTAGTTAGAATTACCACTCCACCTTGCTCTTGTTGTATGTGAGCCAACAGATGATTGAGACTGAGCGCTTTCCCATTCAAGAGAACCAACGCCACCTCCACCACTAGCAGTTGCAGTAGCAGTTGTTGGATATGTTGTTGTTGCTCCAGTTATACCAGGTGCTGATTGGTCTGCCTTACCTATGCTTGAAGAAACATATCTACTACTTGCAGACGCAATACCATTATAGTTGGTAGATGCATCCATATACCAATATACTGTATAAGAGTCTGCGTTGACAGCAGTAGGTATTGATGTTGACCAAGAACCGCTTCCAAGTTTATAGTGCATTGTACCTGTGTTATTGCTTACTGTAGCAAGGTTTCTTGCAGTGCCATTGTATATAAGTGACACACCATTAATTGTTACACTACCATTAGCCTTTGCTATTGTGGTGCTGATTGATGTTGAAGAAACATCATTATGGTTGCCATCACCAACTAATCTCCAATAAGAAGTATATGTATTGGCATTTGTCTGGCTAGGTATAGTTGTACTCCAAGATGAGTTATCACTACTATACTGTATAGTACCATGACTTGTAGAGCCTGCATTTAGCAATGCTTGAGCACTACCATTGTATGTAAGGCTCTTAGCAGTTGGAGCAGTATATGATGGATTTGCCTTTGCAATATTTACTGTAATCTTGGCAGCAGCAACATCATTCACATTGCTATTTCCAACGACTTTATACCATACTTCATATCCTCCCGCACTAGTACCACTTGGTATTGATGCGCTATATGTACCACTACTTGCTGTAGAATATTGCATCGTACCCCAATTGGTAGAGCCTGCATTTGCAAGCTGCTGTGCTGAACCATTATAAGTCAATGACTTAGCTGTTGGTGCAGTAACTGTAGGAGTAACCTTTGCAATTGTTACGCTTACGCTACCGCTTGCGCTTTCATTATAGTTGGTGCTTGCTGATGCCTTGTAGTAAACTGTATAGCTAGTTGCATTTGTTGCTGTTGGAATGCTTGTACTCCAAGAACCGCTGTCAAGTTTATACATCATTGTACCAGTACCACTGCCTGCATTTACAAGCTGTTGTGCTGCTGTATTATATGTCAAACTCTTTGCAGTAGGAGCAGTAGTTACACTACCACTTGCTTTATTAATTGTGAATGTAGTAGTACCACTTATATAATAGTTACCAGCAGTGTTATCAGTAATTGTGACTGTAGCAGTACCCGCATTTGTGTTATTACTATATGTAGTTGTGTACTCAGCCGCTGGAATTACCACACTACCATCCTTAACTGTAACTGATGGTTGATGAGCACTTCCATTATATGTATAGCTTGTTGGGTCAAGTACTATTGTAGGAGTTGTAACACGTTTTTCAGCAATCATACAGTCAATACTTGCTGGTGCTACGTCGTTAATATTGCTGTTTCCAACTACCTTATACCATACCTTGTATGTTACGTTTGCAGCAGACGCACTTGGTACTGTTGTGCTATATGTACCTCCACTATTATTTAAGCAATATTGTATTGTACCCCAATTTGTTGAACCTGCATTTGCCAATACTTGATTTGCATTATTAAATGTCAATGTCTTTGGCGTAGGAGCAGTCACAGTAGGAGTAACCTTTGTAATGGTGAATGTCTTAGAGCCACTTACTGTGTAGTTACCACCTGTCTTATCAGTTATAGTACAAGTTGCAGTACCAACGTTTGTATTATCACTATAGCTTACAGTATATTCACTACTAGAAATTGTGGTGCTACCATCTTTCACTGTAGGCGTTGGCTGGCAAGCTGTGTTGCTGTACACATATGAATCTTGTGACAAAGTAATAGTTGGGCTACTTACAGCCTTAGGAGATATTGTGGTGCTAATAGAAGCAGATGCCTTATCATTGTGATTACTATCACCAGTTATCTTCCAATATGAAGTATATGTATTGGCATTCGTTCCAGTTGGAATTGTTGTACTCCAAGTTGAGTTATCACTTGAGTAGTAAATTGTGCCACCAGTTACAGCACCAGCATTAAGCAATGCTTGAGCACTTGTGTTGTATGTTAAGCTCTTTGCTGTAGGGGCAGTATAACTTGTATCAGCTTTTGCTATTGAAACTGATATACTATTTGCTGCTACATCGTTTATATTGGTATCTCCTACAACTTTATAATAAACGGTATACGATGTTGCGTTAGTACCACTTGGTATGCTTGTACTATATGAACTATTATCTAAGCTATATTGTAATGTACCCCAGTTAGTAGATGCAGCATTAACAAGTTCTTGTGCTGAACCATTATAAGTTAATACTTTTGCTGTTGGGGCAGTAACTGTAGGTGTTACCTTATTAATTGTAAATGTACCACTTGCAGTTCCTTCATAGTTATCTCCAGTACCTGTTACCTCAACTTCGTATGTGCCAACATTTGTTCCGCCATTGTTCTTTGTAACGGTATAGTCAACACCCTCAACCAACGTAATTCCACTGAAAACAACAACTATATTACTAGCGACTTGATTAACGCCATTATACGTAGCGTTAGAGCAAGTCACTTCAGCGTTGGTAATTGGAATGCTAATAGGATAATTTTTATGCTTTCCAAAAAACAGTTCTACGTCTTCCTTACCAAACTTTATGTTTTTTATTTTGATTTTTCCAAAGTATATTTTACTATTTGGCATAATGAATAAATATATTAATCAGTTATTACGTATAATGTTGTTGGGTCAACAGTATCTGCTTGAACCAATGCATCGTAAGCTGCTTGAGTGGTAATTACAATCTTAGCGCCGCCCAATGAATGTTCAAGCTTTCCTATTGCTGTATTAAGGCTATCACTTGTTGAAATTGGTGATATTGTAACAGCGCTTGTATAATTGGTCATTGCTGTTATCTCATTTGATGTATGTGTATGACCAGTATTGCTCTTTCCTGCTAATGCGGTATTAACTTCAGTTGCACTTGAATAAGAGTTTGCGTTTTCATAAGCCATTGAACCAACGCTGCCAGTAATGCTATTTAATGCGGCGGTTGATGCCGTAATGCCACTTACCTTTTCATATGCTCCATCCCAATTGCTAACATTTTCTGAAGTAATACTATCCAATGCAGACCTATTGCTATGGGTATGACTATCTGTGGAAGCGCCATTCCAATTTGTAACATTAGTTGATGTTATACCACTAATAGCCGCAATATTGGTAGCCAATGAATCAAGATTAGTCTTCTCTGTAGTTGTCAAATGGATGCTTGTATTTGCCGTATGAGCAGTAACAGTACCACTTAATGTGCTTATTGAATTGATTTTCTCCTTATCAGCAGCAGTAACGTGTATTTCAGTATTTTCAGTATGAGCACTTATAGTACCACTCAACGCAACATATGCATTTGTCCATACAAGCTCATTATCGGTTACAGCATCGTATACAGCCTTTGAAGAAACTGGATTAGTTGATGCTGACGTTGTGTTATCAAGAACCTGGTCAACGGTTATGCTAGGAGTATATGATGTTACAAAACCATACACAGCACTTGTTGATACAGCATTTGTGGATGCTGATGTATCACTGTCAATTGTCTGGTCAACTTCAATTTGTTTTGAATTTATAGCTTCTGTAACCGCACTCTGCGACATTACATCAGCACTTGATGAACCTGTTGTCTGAACAACTTCTACAATTACATCAGTAACAGTAACGGCACTGTTTGAACCAGTAAATGCGCTACCAAGTTTCTGTTCGGTATAATAGTTGTCACTTGAGAATGTAACAACATCACCACTTTCATTCTTAATTGATAATGTTTCAACATCCTTACCGAAGTTGATGGCTATCTCACCTTCAACAATGTCAGATGCCAACGGTAGTTTTGGCTTACCGTCAACGATTTGTTTGCTCTTCTTATGAGAGACAAAATTTGCATTTTTTGCCATAAATCTTTTTTAATAGTTTTTTAATTATTATTAGAAATATAGATTTCAAAAAAGGGTAAGAATACCAGCATAGTTTTTAAAAATCTATTAAAATATATCTTTCTATATAAATATTAAGAGAAAAATAAAAATGAGGAACTGTATTTAAACAATTCCTCATTTTTTGTATATTATAATTTATTATTTTTTTTAGCCTTGTGTGCCATCATAGTAACCACAATCAATGTTTGCAATTCCAAGGGTAATATTACCACTATTATCAGTGTCAACAACGATTGCCTCAGTGCTTGTAGCAGTTACAGCAGAAGTTGCAGCAGTGATTGAAATAGGAGCAGCATGATTTGCAACAGTTACAGCGTTACCATTTACAGATACACCACTGATGTATTCATCCTCAACTACGTCAAGTCTACCATCAAGGTCAGTTAATCCCTCAGCAGTAACTCTCTCATTCTCAGTGATGACAGCATTTGTCTTCTCAAATGCAGTTGCGATTGAATCAGACTCAGCAATACCACTCAATGCACTTGCATTATCAGCAGAGAATCCACTCATCTGAATCTTGTCAGCATCTGTTGCAAGGTCAATTTCCTTTGTACCATCAGCAGCATTTACAAGAGTTACTGCCACACTACCATTAGCTGATTTAACATCTGTAATTGTCTTTGCACTAAGTTCTGCAAGGTCATCAGCATCAGCAATGTTATCTTCGGTAACAGTCAATGCAGTAAGAACACCGTTTTCCTCAACAACCTCAACTGCAACGTGTTTGCCAGTTGCAACAGTTTTTGAGCCTACAGTTGCATCAAGACCACTAACGGCAGTATTAATTGCGTCTTGCACACCAGCGAGTTTGAATCCATTAGCACCAACTGTCAAGAAAGTCTCAGAAGTTGGGTCAACAACACCACGTGCAACATGATTTTCAATTGTCAAACCACTTGCAAACTCAGCCTCAAGGACTAATGAAGAAATATCAACATACTCAGTCTTTGTTGCACCGCTTGCATCAATGTACTTATACTCAAGGTTCTGATAATGAGTATCGCCACTATCAGTAATATAAGTAATACTTACAATGTGACTATCCTTATAAATCTTAATTGTATCAGCGCCAGTTATAGCAGTACCGTCTGCATCTGCAAGGTAGTACTCTTCTTTAACCTCTGTTTCGCTTGGGTTAGCATTCTTAACAATTTTAAGAAGCGTATTGAAAGTCTTCTTATTAGCAGCAGCATCAACTTCTGCATGAATGGTCTTCTCATCACCAAAATACTGTGTAAGGGCAGTATCAGCAACCTTCAACTTCTTTGATGTTGGGTCTTGAACGATTGAAACACCGTCAATATTAACCTCAAAGTTAACACCACCGTCAGCGTTGTCGGTCAACACCATTGTATTAGCAGTTGAAGAAATTGTACCTCTCTCAATAGAGATTTCACCCTTATCTTCAGATACGCTTACAACGACCTTTTTATCCTCCTTTGCATCAGTTACACTTGGAAGGGTTGCTGTTGTTGCAGATACAATACCATCAGCTTGTGTTACGTTTGTTACATATACGCCATCACCAGTTGTAACACCACTGTAATCCATCTGATTCTTTAATTCATCAGCATATGCTTTAGCACCCCATACAGAAGTAACACCACTTGCGTCAGAAGACGTTCCGCTTAATGCTGCAAGTTGTTCTGTTGCTGTATTTTCAGATGTAATACCTTCACCAAGTTTTGCATTTATCTCTTCACGAAGTTCCTCAACATCAGCACTAGCACCCTCAACATCAATAATTGTCAAATGGTGTGTTTCACCTACCACTGCGACATATCCAACGATTGTCTTAATGACAGTTACACCACTCTCTTCTGTTGAATAACGAGCAAGCAACGTAGTACCATCAGCTGCTATACCCTTATTGTTCTCCAAAGCAGTACGAGCAGCTTCACGTGACTCAAAAGGATTTTGGTTTCTTAAGAACTTAACGTTCTGTACATTATTGTTACTTATTGCCATAATTTTTTAAAATGTTTATTATATTATTCTTTTTTACTTTTTTTATGTTAATAATAAATATTTCATTATAATACAAAAGTATGACATTCATTGTCATAATGTCTTCATATCAAAGTGGAAATATTTAGGGAACGATATTTTTATACAAATAAAAAAAGAGCAACCAACTTAATGATTGCTCTTGATATATTATTCATTAACAACTTAATTTCCTCCGTCAAAGAAATGAGAGTTATGTGTGGAATCAGTGTCATATACCTCATGCGCAAGTTGTCCAAGGAGTTTATTGATGTTCATGAAATCACCTTCAATCCATAAATACACGTCACCGTTTTTCATTATCTCAATGGCATTGCTTTTTTCACTTTCACTTGTTCCATTACCAACTGAGAAGATTGTCTGTCCACTAGCATCTTCACTTGTATGACTTATATTATACTCACCAAATGCAACCTCATGTTCGTTGGTCAATGTCAATGTTTCATTGTCCTTATAGCCAAGTTTTTCTATAAGTTCCTCTAGTTTTGCAATAGGTGTAGCACCACTTATAATGTCATCAATTCTCTCTCCAAGAGCTGTTTCAGCAGAAATTGCTCTTTCTCTTTCTTCTTCAGCAATTGCATTTACTTCAGCCTTTGTATAATAATCATCAGGATTGAATATGTCTGAAAGTGGAATTCTTGTTTCCTCCTTACCAGCTTCTGTATTCCAAACGATTACAAGCTCATTTGTTTCATGGTCAACATATACGTTGTCAATCATACCATCTTTAACAAATGGTGTGGCATCCAAACTCTTAACAACACTTCCACTTGCATAGAAATTAATTGTCTTGGCCGAACTATCATAATCTACATCGTCAAACTTGTTGTTTTCAACATTATCAAGTCTATTAGACAATACTGTTTCTGCTGATGTTGCACGAGAAACTTCAGCATCTATTCTTCCTCCAAGAGCAATGTCCGCTGCCTCACGAATAGATTCCTCAGCATCTATTTTATCATTAAGAAGACCAATTCTTGAGCCAAGCTGTTCTTCTACCTGAGTTGCGCGTGCTTTTTCAGCTTCAATTTTTCCGTCAATAACGCCCTCAGCAGCCTCAGCCCTATCTTTTTCAGCATCAATGGCTTCTTGTAATGCTGTTTCAGCACTTGTTGCCCTTGCAACTTCATTATCAATTGCTGTTTGTAAATCAGTTTCAGCAGAAATGGCTCTATCAATTTCAGCATCAATTTTCTCATCTAATGCGGTTTCAGCAGATGACGCTCTATCAGCTTCTTCTTGTATTGCATCATCTATTCCAGAAAGTTTTAGGCCATTTTCAGAAACGGTTAAATAAGGTTCTGATTCCGCGTCGATTAATAGTGACACAATTCCATCAGAAACCTGAAGGCCATTACCAAATTCATTTTCATCAATTAAATCTGCAAGGTTTACTTCAACAGTATCGCCGTTAGAAAACTTGATGATTAACATTTTTGTTTCGCTATCATAAGTTGCACTTTCTATAACAGCAGAAGTGAACGCACTTGTATCTATAGACGAACCACTAAGCTCCACACCATCATTGTTGTAGAACTTAATTTTTTTACTTTCTGCATCATATTCTGCTTTGGCAAACAACTCATTAAGTTCAACCTCAAACTGATTCTCTGAGCTTTGATAGTCATTTTCTTCAATATAACCCCAAGGGCTATAGAATCCTCTTTTATTTACCGGCATAATATTTATAAATTAATTTATGTTTTTATTTTCTTAATTACATATAAATATTTAAAAAAATAAGTAAATAACTAATTTTTAAAAAAATCTTGTAATTATGGAAGCAATTTTTAAAAAAGGAGACTATATAATTAACCATTCATCGGGGGATTTAGCAATTGTGAAAGGCGTTACAAAAAAGAATTATTACCAATTCGAAGTATATTATGATAATATGTTTGAAGAATTAAAAAATTTAAAAGATAATAAATATGAACTGCAAGTTAATTATCAAAAATTCTTTGAATTGTGTAACGAGGAAGAAAAAAATAAATTAAATGAAATAATTGAAAAAACAAAAATGGCTGACAAATAAATGTCAGCCATCAATCTGCTATAATTGTTTCTGTTTTTATTTCTGTTTCAGGATTTCGCCATACATATTTAAACAATCCACAATCCCAAATTCTATCATATCCAAGTTCTTTTGTCATTTCTGATTCTGTCATTGATAACGGCAAGCCATATTTTTTATGAAGTTTTTGCTTTCTAAAATTGAATTTATGAATTCTTAATCCGTGTCCGTTAGTATATGAATAATTTGGTTTTTCTATTTTATCTAATTTGAATCCTAATTTAGTATATATGTTGTTATTACAATTGTAGCACCAACGTCTATCCAAAAATGATTTAACAAATATAGGTTTATAGTTTTTAATGAAATAGGAAAATAGTTTTCCACCTCCACCAACAAGTTTAATACTATTGTCAGTTGCATATCTATTTAACTCATATATTCCATTTTTTCCAATAAAAGTCATAACTCCAACAATGGATTCTTTATAAAAACAGCCTATATAAACACTAGATTTGGAATATCCTTGTATGTGATTTTTATTCAAGAATTCTTCTGCCAAAGTTTTTGCGATTTCTTTGCAATAGCATTTTCTCGCTGGGATTTTTTTAACATCGCTTATTCCTATTATATTTTCAATTTTCTTTAACACAATATTTTTCTTAAATAACCACTCATCTTCAAATATATGAATTAGTTTTATCCCTTTTTTTTCACATTCTAAAGTTTTATTTAAATGATAATACCTATCTTTTTTAAACTTTTCAGAATGCCATCTAAGTCCATCGAATTCAATTCCCAAACTAACTGATGGAATTAATATATCAATTTCCATTCCATTCAATTTCTTCTTATCACCTTTGATAACTTTATCTTTTCCAAGCTTGACACATAAAAGTTCAAACAATTCATCCTCACCTTTGGATAAATGGTTTCCACATTTTGGACATCCTTTACCTTGTAATAATGAATCAGGATTAGAATAAAATTCCCCGTGTTTTGGACAAATAACACAAACCTTTTCTTGAGAAGATTTATAAACAACCTTTTCCAAATTATAATTTGGATGAATTTCTTTACAAAGTTTTTTAAATGTTTCAGTTGTATATCTTTGTCTTTCTGAATTTTTATCTATTGCTCTTTTAGGGTGTACACATCCCTTCAAATGAACCACAGGCTCTTGCCAAAACTCTCCATATATAGGGTCAATTATACATACCTTCGTGTGCATATTAACATATTTAACCTTAGAATAATCCAACCCTTCGCCTTTATGCTTTTCTTCAAACCTTTTTACAACTTCATTAGTTGTTAAAGACTTTCTGTTAGAAATTTTATGAGCCCTTCTTAATGGGTGAGATTGGCCCTTAAGGTGATTTGATGGTGTTTGCCAAAATTCGCCATAAACAGGGTCGATAATCTTAACTTTTGTTCTATTGTTAACATAATCTACGCAAGAATAATCTAACCCTTCATTAGCGTGAACTATTATTGCTTTTTCTATAAACTCTTCTCTATTCATATCACAAATATACAAAAAATATTTTAAAAAACAAAAAAAGAGCAGTAAAAACTGCTCTTTTAATATTGTCAAGTTAATATTATCTTAACTCTGAAACTGGCCAGTGAACAAGTCCATCGACCCTTACGTGTCCGTAGTACCTGTTATTGACCATCTTCTTAGCGTATCTAGTCATAATACCCTTTACAGGTGCGAAGTTGAATGGGTTGATGATTGTTGGGGTCAACTGCATTGGCACATATGGTGCATAGATGTAACCTGTGTCAAGAAGTGACTTACCCTTGTGACCAATAATGATTGACCAGTGAGGTGAATATGGGTCACGATAAACTTGATAACGTCCACTCAATGTACCGATTTTCTCGATACCCATGTTGTACTGGTCGCTTTCAGCAGATGCGTCAGAAACATGGAAGAACTCAAGGTTGTCGAACAATGCAGAAATCTCTGAAGATACTACAATGAAGTTTGCACCACCACGAAGAGTTGCTTTGTGAATCTGTGCTGAAATCTGGTTAATCTTTGTGAATAACTCTTGGTTCCAGTCTTTCTGAGTGTAGTTAGTTGAGAATGCAGCCATTCTTCTCCAACCATTGACATCCCAACGTGCCTGCCAAGGCGCTCCCTTACGAAGGTCACGAAGAATTTCACGGTCGATTTCAGCAGCAATCTGCTCTGAAAGGATAGCTGTTAACTCAGCTTCTGCGTCGATGTTGTGGAATGCAGAAACGTCTTGTGCAAGTTCTGGAGACCAGGTAGCACGAAGCTTTCTTTCTTCAACAGCAACTGTAACGCTGTCAAGTTTGAATGAAACCTCACCGATTTCAGTTTCAAGCTCTAATGAATCATACTGTGCCCAAGCGATTTTGAACAAAGCAGCCATAGCTTCTTTTGTTGCAGCTGGGTCATCAGGAGTAATTGCTGCATCTAACTGAGCAGCGTCAACACCGATGTATCCATCGATTGTACCTGCCTGCTGTACAACTGGTTTAGCAAGGTCAAGTTCAAGATAAATCTTACCTTCTGCATCGCAGATGCCATCATATTCTACGATACCTTTACCATATTTCTGTGTTACAACACGGAATGGGATTGACTCGTATTTTCTGAAAGCTGAAGTCTGAACTGCTGAATCACCCATAGCTGTAGAGGTGATTTCTTTCATAGAAATGACTTTAAGAGAAGCTAAGAAACCTTCTGTATCCATTTCGTTTCCATCAGGACCAGTTAAACGGCCTGCGTTGAATGCTGAGAAGCCATCAACTTCGATGATTACGTTACGAACGGTTCCATCGAAACCACTCTTGAAGTACTTGTTAAGGTTGTCACCTGCGAATGGACGTACACCCATAGGAGTAAGCATTACAGGAACAGCTTCACCAACTTTGATAGTTACCTTACCTTTAGAGTTATCATAAAGGAAGTCGTTGTAGAACAAGTCATAAAGACTCTTCTGGAAGTACTGAGTTACCTCAGGACCAGCCTGACGATAGTTTGTTGCAGGAATTGTTGGGTCTTCCTTTACAGCAGCAGCAAGAGCTGCGCCATTAGCATACTCATCTTCACCTGCCTCGATAGCTGGGTTGATTTTAACGAATTTCTTTTCAAGTTCGTTAATTGTCTCATCAGGAAGATAGTATCTTGGGTCGATACGGCCACCCTGATTACGGTTTACACGGTCATAACCCATAAGGCCCTTATGACGACCAGTAGTACCGTCTACAATATCACCAGGTTCTGCTGTTGCGCCTTCTGGAAGTTCCCATTCTCTTTCTGAAGTAACAGGAAGGATGAAGAATAACTTACCAACAGGAAGGTTCATAGCCTGAACTGATACAATGTCGTTAGCAAGAAGTTTGCTGAATACACGACGAATAATTGGGAAAACAACGGTTTCGAAAGAACCACTGTTATCAGAAGCAGTAGCCTCATAGATTAAGTGCTTTGCCTCATTTTCATACAATGTAGCAACATTCTCTTTGATGTTACCCTCAAGACCTTCAGTAAAGCCTAGAGAATCCCAACGGTTCTGAATGTCCTCACGTATTTTTTTCTGCGCGTTAAGTTCAATATTACCAACTTGACCGCTTGTTAAAAATTCTCTCATTGTTAAATGAATTATTTAAATAATTTATTTTTAGTTTTAATTTTTACTTACAAATTCTATGCATTAAATCAAGCGAATTTAAAATATCGTTTGAGCGATAGATTTGAGTCTCATTAATTTTGTTTTCATTTACAGCGAACTCTTTGCTTTCATCGATATTCATCTTTGATTTCTTTTTAAGTTCACGTGAAATGCTTTCAAATAATGTTTTTGAAGCCTCAACAGTTTTTGCTTCGTTACCGAATCTTGCAATAATCTCTTTCTTCTCATCGTTTGATGTTGTATTTTCCATCACCAACTTAATGATATTTCCAAGATTAACGTTTGTAACTGCTGCTTCTTCTAGAGTGTTCTTAAACTGCATTAAAGCAGCTTTAAGCTGTTTGTTCTCTTCGAAAATCTTGTTAGCTTTCTTGATAACACTTTCAACCTTTGCAGTAGCTGTTGTGCTATTGTCTGTTGAATATGGGTTATCGCCAGTGCCTGTTTCTTGACCATTCTGTGCAGTATGGAAGCTACGTCCTTTACGTTTGCGGTTTCCATTATCGCCATCTGTTCTTGAGGTGCTTCCGACATTTGCTGTATGCTCCTGTCTTGTCTTAAGTTCTTGAATTGCTTTTGTGATTGATTCATCTACAGTTGCATCATCAACAACTTCTTCCTCTTCAACAGTTTTACCCTTTTCTGCTGTGAATGGTTGATTTTCGCTCTTATCATTTTTCTTTCCTGACCAAGGTTTCTTGGTGTCTTTTGGAACACCTGCATCCCAGTCATTAACGTTTTTACCCGGTTCTGACATTCCAGGATTTGTCATCACATCTTTATTCTGATAATTATCAGTATAACCAACGTTAGAGTTATACTCATTTAATGCGATTTCAAAAATTCTTGATTCATTCATATCTTCATCTTCTTGGTTTTCAAAATCAGTTTCTGCTTCACCTTCGAAGCCTTCATCACCACCGAAGTCATCAACCTCGGTATCAAATTCATCAGCCCCCGCATCAGCAGTTGCGCTTTCGCCACCTAAGTCAATGAGATATTCAGCACCGGTTTCGTTATCTTTGATGTTGACTTTATCGTCTGTTTTTGTAACAACAACTTGGTCATCATCTTTTAAAAGTTTGTAAACCTTTACGATTTCATCGTCTTCCGCATTTGAGAAGTCATACTCGTCATCTGAAACCTTGTATTTATCAAACTCAGACCATCCGTTACCATCGTCTTCAGCAGCTTCATCTCCGGTTGTGTCGGCCTCAGTATCATCAACAACTTCTTCAGTTGAATCCTCTACTTCAGCGTCATCACTACCTTCAATTGCATCTTCAGAGTCCATTCCATCTGTGGCATCATCATCAGCCACCACTTCGTCCTCGCTTGCGTTTACAGAATCAGTATCATCCACTTCCTCTACATCATATTCATCCTCGTCCTCACCTTCTGTAAGGATTTTGGCATATTGCTCAAGCACTGTTTCTTTTAGCAAATCGCGAACAGCACTTTCGGTATTTTCTTTTAATGTATTGGCAAGGTTGTTATACTCTAATAAAGATTCCTTAACAAAATTGCTTCTAATTTTACCGTTATTTTTCATTTAAATGAAATGTATTAAATTTTCATTATTTTAAATATAAATATATTAAAGAAAAGAAAAATTATTAAAAATCCCTTATAATAAACGATTTTTAATTAATTATTTATTTTTTCTATATATTTTTTAATGTATTTACTTTTAAATATAAATATTTATATTAAATTAAAATTATTATTTATCATGGATAAAAAAGATTTAAGAGAAATAAAGAAAGGCGAATTTGGGACTGGATTGTTAATTGAAAATGATGGTTACATCTCAATTAATGATACCAAACATAATAAATTGATTAAAGAAGAATTCGACAATGCTACAGAATGGCATGTGCCAAATCCTTTTATATTAGATGTTGTGATGCAAAAATTTGATATTAAAAACGCAAATGGAAGAATATACCCAGAAAGAGTATTAAAACGCGAAGTGGAAAAATATCAACAAAAAATTGCAGAACACAGAGCATATGGAGAATGCTATAAGCCTGATGCTTTAATTTTAACAGAAGAAGGATGGAAAACTCTTGAAGAAGTTAAAAAAGGGGAAAACGTACTTACATTAAACCTTGAGACAAATGAAATCGAAATTCAACCTATATATGAAAAAATAGAGCAAGATTTTGATGGGGAAATGATTCATATATATAATAGAAATTTTGATGATATTGTTACTCCAAACCATGAATACATTTTATTTGATGAAAATAGTGAAAAATACGTAGAAAGAAAAACAGCAGAAGAAATTTTTAATGGAGAATATGATAATAAAAGGTACATTCCCAAAAAAGGAAAATGGATTGGAAGAAATGATGAATATTTTACAATACCAAATCTTTCTGAAGAAAGAATTTCAAAAATGAAATCATATAATCAGGAAAAATATGATTCTGATTTGAAAATACCAATGAAGTCATTTGCTAAATTTATGGGTATATATCTTTCTGAAGGAACATGTGATAAAACAGAAAACGGAACAAGGGTTTTTATTTATCAAAGAAAAAAAGATACCATTGATGAAATAAGAGAAATGCTAGATGAGACGGGTTTGAAATACACAATAGAAACAAGAATAAATTCGGAAGATAAAAAAGAAATAACGGCGTTTCTTATTTGTGATATGAGATTGTGTGCATACTTACAACAGTTTGGGTTATGTTATGATAAATATGTACCATTTGAACTAAAACAGCAGAACATTGACACATTGACGTTGTTTTATGAATGGTTTGTGAAAGGTGACGGTAGAATAAGGGGAGATAAAAGAGTCAGAACTAAACTAACAGATGATGTTTTTTCAACTTCTAAACGCTTAATTTTAGACTTAAATGAAATACAATTTAAAATCGGGTATAGTGGGAACTATCATGTTGAATCAAGAAATAATGATAGAATGATTGGAGATAGGCTTATAGAAGGTAAAAATTGTCAGCCATTATATTTTTCATTACGTTCTACAATTAAAAAAGGAATTAGACTTGACAAAAGATTTTTAAAATCTGAAAAAATTAATTATAAAGGAAAAGTAATGTGTGTTAAAGTTAAAAACCATAATTTCTATGTTATGTGTAATAACAAATGCCACTGGACCTCAAACTACTGCAATCATCCAAGCGAGAGTACAATTGACTTAGGTAGAATATCTCATAATATAGTAGAATGCCACTGGGAAGGCCACACATTAGTTGGGAAATTAGAATTTAACTTATCAGAAGGTTTTAGACGATATGGAATTTGCTCAACTTTAGGTGATACTTGTGCATTACTAATATTAAATGGCATGAAAATTGGAGTTAGTTCAAGAGGTGTTGGCTCTGTTGAACAAAAACTAGGTAATACTATTGTTGGCGAAGACTTTGAACTCATTTGCTTTGATGTAGTGAGCGACCCTAGCACTCCAGGAGCATTTATAGGTAATAAAGAAAATCTTCAGCAATACGTAGAAAATGATGTAAACAAAAACAAAAAAAGTAAATTGTTAGAAAAACTAAACAAAATAGATAAAATTTTAATGTCATAAAAACAAATGGGAACTATATACATGTTGACTCCAACAGTTCCCTATGAATAAATATGCAATAATCTGCAAGATTTTTCTGTCTTGCAGATTATTTTTGTATATATTGTTTACCACTTAATATTCTAAACATTTTCATATGAAAATGAAATTCAGTTTTATTCCAAATTTGTAAAGTTATACGTAGATGGCTCTCTTTCATACACCGCACCAAATGATTATCTGTGTGGTATGAATTTTGTAGTTGGTTATGATTATGATGCTGAAACAAGATGCCTAATATTAAAAAGACTTGATTGGACTCTTAACGAATGGGTATTTGGTTACTTCATACAGATATTAAGTGAAATGAAGAAAACTATTGGAAGAATAATCACGGAAACGATAAATCAGTATTTAAAAGAGAATTTAGTATAAAGAGAAATGAGCAACCTACTTGGGCTGCTCATTTTTATAGATATTTTGGTCAACTTCTATTTTCGTTTCTTTCAACACCTTATTCACAGACTCCTTAACAATCTTATGTAAATCTGATTCTTTAACTGATGGTGGATTCATAAGGTCTTTTGCCATTTGTGGTGTATGGTCTGGATATAGCTGTCTAGCTATAGCATTTGTATCAATTTTAACATCATTAATGTTTTGCTGCAATTTTGCAGCTCTTCTTCTTGGACTGTTAGGCATATGAGATTTTGACGTTAGTCCACGACCATGTGCATCAAAAGAATTCATTCTTGGGTTTGGATTCAAATTCATTTCTTTCAATATCTTGCCTACAGACTCTTTCACAATTCTGTGAATGTCACTTTCTGCTAATCTAATCAATTTCTTCATTTACGTACATATTTTCTAAATAAATATTTGATAGAATTTGTTTTTCTCATAGAATATGTGTATATTTTATCTAAAATCATATCTTTTATATTCAGTGTATGGGCCGGGGTCATTTATTTCTTGCCCAATATATTCAGGTTCAGAAATTTCATAGTTATTATTAAATTCGGTTTCATGTGTTTTCTTATCAATTACGCTATTCTTTTCTTCGTCGGGAATATAGTTATTGCCTGATATGTCATATCTTCCAAACTCTTCTTCATCACCGACATATTCAAGTAATTTTTTAAATAAAGATTCGTTTAACTTAATTGTTTTAGCCATGTCTATTTTGTTTTACTAACTTCAAATTCATTTTCAATTAAATTGTTTTCCAATTCATTAAATAAATACCCGAAATCAGAAGAAATTATATTTTTTATGTTATTTAAATTAATCAATTTCTCTGATTTTTGTTTTATAAAAAATGTTATTGAAAAATATTTCTTCTTATTTTTAATTAAATTTTCTGAATTTAAATCAAAATCTAATATATGTCTATGTTCAAATATTTTACTATTCCTTAATATTTTTGTTAATTCTTTCTTAAAACTATTATAGACAAAATTAATTGGCTCATTAAAGTCACCATCATATGTGGGACAAACCCACATCTTTCCGGTTACATAAATTACCTGTGGGTCATTTTTATTAACTGAACCATACTTCAAACTAATGTTTTTACAATTGTTTAACTTAATTTCTTTATTTAATCTAATCATATACTTTATATCTCTTTTATAAAATATATGATTTTTTTATTAACAGTCAAAAAAAATAGCAACCATTACTGATTGCTATTATACGATTACATATACTTGTCATGTTCATTATCACTTAACACTGCGCCAATTTCTAATAACTTTGCAATATCTTCAACAATGCTATTTTTATCATATTCCTTCAACATAATGGTTTCTTTAAGATTTAAAAGTCTTTCCTTTTCGTCCCCATCATTTTCAGAAATCATCTTATTAATTTTATCAATGCATTCATTTTTAATTTTATCAAATAAACTTTGCCTTCTTGTTTCAGCAACAGAAGTTTTAACATTCATAATATCATTTACTAATGCTTGTTCCGCTTCATTCAAAGAATTAAGTTTCTTTTCAACTTGTTCTGCCATTGCAAGAACATTTAGTTTTTTATTATTGGCTTTTTTATTTTCAGTGATATAATCGCTTACAACCTTTACGTTATTAGTGAAATCAGTTAAGTTTGATAATTTCTTTTTATGCTCCAATAAGTAATTACAACTGTTTGCAAATTCAATATCAGATTCATTTAATTCATCAGTTGGTCTGATATTGTGTTTAATCATTAATTTTGCCAATTTTGAATTTGACTCCTTTAATGTTTTTAAATCAATGTCCTTTGAAACCAATTCCAATGATTCATTGACATAAGATGTTGCGTCTGTGTCACAGTTAAAATTCTTAAGAGCGTTACAGAATTTAAATTGAGTTAAAAGATTTTTATCTTCCTTAATGAGTTTAATACACTCCTTTACCGCTCCTTTGTTTTTAATAAACAAAGAAGGTATGGCACTTTCCAACGCCATATTTAATGTGGCAAAACTTGCATCTTTTGTGCTGTCTTCAAAATTAGCTGCTTCTTTATATCTTTCATAAGCATCTTCCATTTCTTGTAAGAATTGGTCAGCCAAACTTAAGTCACCACTTTTCATGGCTTCAGATGCTTTTTTAACTGCCTCTTGCCATTTATTGAAATATTCTAATTTTTCATCCATATTTTTATAAAACGTTTTATGATTATAAATATACAAATAAAACAAAAAAGAGATAGATTATTAATCTACCTCTTCTCCATTATTCAAAAGATTTAAAGAATCAATCATTTTTGAAAACTCTTCATTAATTAAAAGTGATTTATCATATACATCAGTTCTCTCAACAATACTTTCCGGTTTAGATGACCTTTCTATACGATTATCGATTCTATTAAGATAAGACTCAAACATATTATCGAGTTTAATCTTGTTTTCTTTTAATGTTTTTCTAACCTTATCTTCATTTAATGTTTTCTTCTTCTTTCTTCTCTTGCTTTCATTTGTTGGAGGGGTTGTTGGTTCACTTCCACTTGTTCCGCCTTCCATTTCTCCTGTGGGTTCTGTTCCTTCAGCCCCTTGAATATCTCCTTGGTCTTCAGCTCCCGGCGCACCTAAATCATCTAAGCCACCGCCAAAACTTCCACCGCCTCCAGGCATTCCTCCACCGCCTCCGGGCATTCCGCCATCAGGTCCTCCCATTTGTGCATCTTCTTGATATTCAGCTCCAGGCTCTCCATACATTCTATCAACAATATCGAAGATACCTGTTCTCTTAATAATTTGAGTAGTCTTCTCAAGCTCTGCTGCAAGACCTTTTTCAAGACGTATTTCTTCAAGGTTCTCCTTAATATCTTTATCAGACCACTTCATAATCTGTTTTAATGCACGTGTTTGTGACATAACAGGTAATCCATTACCCGGGTCAGATACAGCATCACGAACTGCTGAAATTTTCTTTTGTAAGTTATCAATTTCAAGTTGTTCTGCTTGGGTTGATGGGTTATTCATTGTAAGGTTGAAGTTTGTTAAATCATCTTCAAACCCTAAAAGGTAAAGATGAATACTCGCAACCTTTGTTAATTCCATTAAGAATGCTTGCTGTATTCTATTGATTACACGTGTAAATCTAACATCCATCAACGAAAGATTTTTACCATCACCTGCATTTTCTTCAAAATTAAGAAATGATTTTGGAATCCTTAACGCAGTTAAAACTTTATTCTGAATATATTTTATATCATCAATTGCTGTTAGGTTTTGAGCCGCTGGTAATGTGTCTATTGGGGTAGGTGCTGCTTGGTCTCTTACAGGTATAAATAAATCTTGAGATACATCCAAAATGTTCTTTCTCAAATCTATTTGCCCAGTCATTGGGTCAACAATAGGGGTTCTTTTAAAATTGTTAGCAACTTGTTCTACATATGCTTGCACATCAGCATCATCAATTGCTCCAACATATATCTTATAAACACGTCGTTCAATTGAACGTTCAAGGCGATATATTAACATCATATCCTCCATCAAGGATAAAAGCCTCCAGTGCCTTCTAGCAGAATTTAAATATGAGCAACCATATGGAAGGCACATTGAGTTTGTAAGAAGTCTAAAATGAGCAATTTGCCAATTTCTAAATGGCACTTGAGAATTATTTTCATCAAACCACACAAACTTTGTTGACATATCTTCATTATCTGTGCTTGTATTATTAACCGCAAGACTTTGGCCACTACCATATGGGTTTGCAATTCCATTTTCAAGCCTTTCAACATTGAATACTGGCAACTGCCTCCATCCTTTCACTCCAAGCTTGTTATCAATGTCAAGCATCATAAATTGGTTTCCATATTTACACATTCCACGAATGACCATAGGGGCAGTTATTTGAAGATTAAGCCTATTAACAAACAAATCTTCTAATATTGCTTTTATTCTATCAGATTTTGAATAAACGTTTACAACTTGGCCATTATCACCGTTTAATGTACTCTCTTCTGCGCAAATATCTAATGCTGCACCAATTTCAGGGAATGAATCCATAAGGTCAGCATCGCGGTACATAAGCTTAACATTTGTTAGTCCGGCAAAAGCAGTAACAGACAAATCTACATTTGCCTTTATCCATCTATCCTTTAGATATTGGTTTTGTTGTAACTCTAATTTTGTTCTTTCATAATCATCTTTATCCTGTGTTTTATACAACACAGAATTTGCTCCAGACATGTCATATGAATTTATATGAGGTTGAAATCCTTGGTCTGACGTGAAATTACCCTTTAAGGCTCTTTCCAATGTTTGAAAGACAGTTAATTTATTTTTTGCCATTATATAATATTTTCTTTAAAATATATTTTATTAATAATAAATATCAACAATAACTTTAACCGTAATTAGCAAATAACCACATAAAATTACCGTTTATACTATCAATTTTTTTCAATGCCTTTGAGTTGTAAAATGGTAAACCATTAGTAGGGGTTATTGGCTTATTATTTATCATATGACGCTGATTCACACTAATTGAATTTCCCATCATATAAGCATTGAGAATTGCCTTATCCTTGTTTTGAGCAGTTTCAAGTTTTTTATATGAAAACATCATCACAAATAAACCCATTGCAAGGCATGTAATAGCGTCATCATGTTGACCATCTTGATGGTCCATTCTTTTTGCCTCCCCTTTAAATATCCAACTGTTCAATTCAGTAATAACCCTATTAGACCTAATTTTAAATTCATTATTTCTAACCATATTAGCAAAATTAGCAAGAACCGGATACCTATTTCCTTGCATATGGAAGCCTGGCATTACATCTGTATAATCTTTAGATGGTTGTTGACTACTTATTTGAACGGTATATTTTTTTAATGCAGAATCATCATAAAAAAGATTCTTATATCCTTTGTTAATAAGCACAAACAATGGAACATCACCCAACCCATTAGTACAGTCAATAACAACATAAGCGTTATTATATAAAATGGCGTAATTATAAAGTATCTCTCCTATTTCATCACCAAGTTTTTTGCCATAATACTCCATTACTTGTTCAACAATAGGCATACCATTTTCATCACGCCCATCCATATCAATGACTTCTATCGCTGTATTATCATCAGAACTACCACGAGATGGGTCGCAAGAAATTATATACCTATGCCCTTCAATTGGTGGTTTCCAAAACCACGTTTCTTCAACCAAAGGGTCTTTCATGTCTTCCAAAGGTTCACGAACATTGAGTTTCTCATGCATTTCAATATATTCTGGGTCAATTACATTATCTGAAGAACCCGCAAATGACACATCAAGTTCTTGGGCAATTTTAACCCTGTCATTGTTGAATGACTGACACATGTCTTCATACCAAGGTGAACGTGGTGTCCACCCTTTTTGAACAAGGTCTTCCCAATGTTCTTCATCGTATTTAACTGCACCTTCTTTATCTAATGTTGGCTCAATAATCCATTCTGTTTCTCCTGTTTTCTCGTTTTTCTTAAACCATTTTAGATTTTTATTGTAACGAGGGTCTTGATACCATCTAAATTGAACTGCGATAAAGTTATTTTCTCCGGCTAACGCTTGCCTATAAGTATCATAATATAGTTCATCATGACCGTTAGGTGTTGACACCATAACTGTTTTAGAGTTAGGGTTTGATGCCATTGTCGCTGCTGCTGTTGCATATACAGCTTTAGAATTTTCTATAAATGCTGCCTCATCCAATATAAGAATCGATACGGCTGAGATACCACGAGCAGCGTTTTCTCCTGATGAACGTGCAACAATTCTACACCCATTAAAAAGTTCAAGTTCTGATTTTGAATCTTTGATGAAAATATTCTTACGATTCTTTTCTGATTTTGGGTCAGTGGAATAATATTCTTCTCCCCAATACCATCTTGGGACTTGCAAAAGAAAGTCTCTAATTTTGGTTATCAATTGTTGTGCAAGGTCAAGTTTGTTACCAATACAAAGAATTGTTTCTGGAGCTTCTTTATCGGCTAATGCACACTTTCTTGTAGCCCATGCTGATGTCAATGTTGTAATACCGCACTGACGAGGTTTAATTGAAACTACGTTTCTATTTTTTGCTAATGCTTCAAGGAAAACACGTTGTCTTGGAAAGAGCATGAATGGCATTTTTCTGCCACGTGTAGCATCAAATGTATATAGATATTTTTCTATGAATTTTATACCAGATTCATCTTGTAAACATTCTATATAATCTTTTATCATTTCTTCTGAATCAATAATCATAAATAAAGATTTTTAAATTTCAATAAATATATATAAAATATAAAAAAAGTTGGAAATAAGTATATATTCCCAACTTAAACTTTTGTTTTATTTACTATTTTAACTTTATTTGCATCAAAGATAACATAATTGTATGCATCTTCTGACGCACCATTTGGTTTTTTCCATTTTGTGCCCGCCGGATATTTTATCCCATCAAAGCCACATTGTATTAAAAACAAAGATGCCGCTTTATCACTATTAAAAAATATTGATTGAAGCCTTCTATACACACTTTTCCCATCTGTTAATGGCTTATTAGTGTAGTAATTTGAAGAAAAAAAGTCTTCATAATCATCGCTATTACTTATAATATCAATCATTTTATCTGCTCTATCAGGATTTTGCCTCATCCACTGAATATCTTGGTATAAATCGCATTTAAATGGGTAATCTTTTTCTGCCATTAAATCCAATTGTTTATCACGTATCCTTAAAAAACCTTGTAATATTCTTTTCATAAAATATGGAGAGAAATATTCATACCATTCTATATAATTTTGTCCATTATCATCAGGAATATCAACGGTATACAATAAGTTTCCTTTTCCATTAATGGATTCAGCATATTCTACCACAGCGTTAATTTTATAAACATCACTAGTATTAAACCCACACCCAAGTAATGTTCTTATACTAACTTTTCCATTACTTTTTGGGAGATTATGTCCATTTAGAAGATTATAAAATTTATCAACAAATTCAATTGCTTCTTTTTCACTAATAATAAATTGTTCATTATTACATAATGCTCTTATTAAATCTTCCTTATTAAGACTTTGGACATCTAAACTAATATCAGTATACCCTTTTGCCACCTCAGCATCACTTGTTACATAAGTTCCCCACCCAAATGACTGTGAACCGGCGCCAGTATTTAAATATTTCTTATGATTAAACTTATCAAAATCAGAACTGGTTCCATGATATGCCATCATTTCATCCGTTTCGTTTTCTTGGATAACATAATCGTTTAATTCTTCTTTTGAAAAGTCTCCGTCAGAAATAAGGCTTGTTTGTATGTTTTTTTGCTGTATTCTATCCTTAAATGTTTGATAATCGTAATCATGTTCAATTTCAGAATCCATTCTATTTGCTATCATTTTTCCTTTTTTTGTTCCTAACAGGAAGTTCTGCATCACATCATTAAATTCATCTGTCTTTAACTCGCACAATTCTGTAAAGAAAAATGGTATTCTATTTGGATGAAATAATAGTCCTGTTTGGAATTTTCCGGTCAAATTATCATGAAGCATATCAACGATTCCCATTCCGAGTCTTAAATCCCAAGGTTCAGCAACAACAAAATCAGCTTTTCTAATTATGTACATAGCCTTTTGATTATCGTCAGGAAGACCATGTGACGAGAATAATTCCAAAAAACCTCTAAATGTTTCTCTTAAAAGATAAGGGAAAATGATACCTTGTGCATCAATTATTGTTTTCTTTCCATTCTTACCCAATGTCACTTCAACATATGACATTTGCATTGGGTTTTTCTCGGTTATTTTTTCTTCCTTAATAAACAATAGATAATCTGTTATATGTTTTATTTGATACCACAAACCCCAAATATCTTTATTTAATCCAACAACGGTATCGCACCAATCATCAATATCAGTTGAAAGCCAATATGAAATTCCTTGTATTAATGAATTTATAAAACGTCTTTTAAGAACAACTTTATTAAGTAGATTCACCTCATTAACATCCTCAAAATCATAACCATCATTTTCATTGCCATCTTCTGGTAATATTCTCATGCTTTTCTTTGGTCTTATTTTACCAACCAAATTGCATTTAACTATTACTGTTTCAGCAGGAACTGAAAATGTGCTATTAACAATATTTTCACAAAGCTTTTGTAATTGCGGCCTAATAGGTTCTTCTAATTTCTTACACTTTTCTATCTTTTCGCTTAATACAGATATTAAATAATCAGGGTCTTTTGAATCTAACTCGCCATGTCTTATCATGTTATTTATGGTCTCATCTACTTCTTCATATTTCTTTTTAACAATATCATATTCAAAGCCAAAATCACCATATGGCGGCAATGCTTCATTGTCGCCTAACGATGTTCTTTTGGCTGCTATTGCTTTATATATGAAAGGAGGCAGTTTTAATCTTTGTTGTTGTTCCTCTTTTATTAATATCTTCATTTAAAGACTTTTTAAAAAATTATTCAAATCCTTCTTTTTAAATGTTGTGACCTCAACTAAATTACCATCACGTTCAACCCCATTCTGCAATCTTATTTTTCTTGGTAATGCATTGGCCGGGGTCGTATTAATCATTTGTTGTATTTGAGTCGCTGCTTGTGGGGTATTTTTAAATGTCATAACTTGACTCCCTGTATCTCCAGTAGGAAGTTTTTTATTTGTATAAGATTGTGTATCAATATTTAAAGGATTTTTTCCTGAATTATATTGATTTGTGTTACTTATATCCTGTTGTATTGAACTTGCATCATTATCATCTTGACTGTTTGATACATCCAATGCAGGTTTCTTATTATTTATTGTTTCAGGTGAAGATGTATTTGTTAAAGCATCTTCATTAATCTTTAATTGGCTTTTTTTAAAAACAACTTTCATAATAGATTTTATTTTATATATAAATAATACGAAATTAAAAAAAGGAGTGAATAATCACTCCTTAATTTATCTTTTGCTAACAAACGGATTACTTTTTGTAATATCCTTATTTGTTATAAACTTTTCATCCCTTTTAATTCCCTTTCTGCCATTTAAAAGTTCATCTGCTATTTCTCCAACGATTTTGCTTTCCATCTGTGGCATTGGCTCTTGCGCTTGTGGTTGTTCATCAGAACTCATTCCATCAGCAACATCATCACCATTGCCTTGCAATTTCTTTATTACGCTTCTCTTATCCTTATCGCTAAGATAATCAGCAACTTGAGCAGCAATCATATTTATTGCATATTTATTGACCTTTTCTTCATCGCTAGGGTTTTCTTCATTATACGAATTAAGTGCTTGGCTTAATTCTCCTGAGTACTTTTTAACATCTGAACCTGGTCCATTTTCAGAATCTCCCATTGGTTCTTCACCATTTGGCTCATCAATTGGTGGTTCTCCATCCATCATAGGGTCTTGGCCTCCCATTGGCGGCATTGGCGGCGGCATCATGCCATCATTTCCACCTTTATTAGGAACTTTAAGAACAAACTTCTCGTTTATTTCTTTTTTTTTAAAACCCTGTTGATGCTTTCAGCAATTGCATTTTCAATAGAATCTGGGTCTATATCGAATGGCGCTCCATCACCAATCTTTTCTCCATAAGGAGCATCACTTCTAACAGAATCATCGTTCATATCATAGTAACCAGGGAATTCTTGTATATCCTTTGGAGGCAATTCCATAACCTTTTTCTGATACGCTGGATGTTTTCCGAAGTCATCAAGTTTGTTCATATTACCACTTGGAACACGTCCGGCGTCTTTAAAAGGAGTCATGCCTTCCTCATTTATCTTCTTTCTCTTTAAAGACTCTCTGAGTTTCATTGCACGATATGCTTTTGACTCAAACACAGTTGCATCTTCAATTGGTTCATCATCATCCATGAATTCGCCTTCTGCTTCTGCGTCATCACCAAAGTCTTCGTCTCCAGTTTCTAATTCAAATTCGTCTTCGCCATCTTCATCATCGTAAAGGTCATCGTCCTCATATTGTTCATCACCAAGAGCTGAAAGAATTTGGTCTAATTTATCTTCGATTGCTGTGATTCTATCTTCCAAATCATCATCAGCAAGTTCAGCATCGTCTGCTTCTAAACCTTCTTCACCTTCCAATGAATCATCAGCAAGGTCAAGTGCTGCATCATCTTCAAGGCCAGGGTCGCCATCTAAATCATCAATTGCTTCATCGATTTGTTTTCCCTTTTCTCCGTCGAATGGCTCATTGTCGCCAATTTCGCCGACGCCAGGTTTTGGGGAATTCTGATTGTCTTCGGAATCAATCATCGAAGCATCTTCGTGAATTGTACCTTGTTTTTCTTCGCCTGTATTGGTTACTTTCTTATCGCCATCGTCGATATTTCTTGCCTCTGGACCATCGAACGGCTGACTATCACCAATCTCTGTTCCATGAGACTTATCCATATAATCGTCATTTCCACGATTCCAACCTAATACCTGTTCGCTTTCCTCTTTAATCTCAGTTTTCTTAAGGTCTACTTTTTCATGGTCGTTTGCATCTTCTGCTTTTCCGCCTTTCTCAGGTGCGCCTTTGATATTATCCTTAACATCATACTCCTTATCTGCTTTTTCACAGAATGGGTCACTTCCACAATCTTTTCCTTCGTTGATTGGCTTAACTGCTGTTTGAGGCTTACGATTAAAGATTTTCATTGCATTCTCCATGATTTGTCTCTCACGTGAAATCTCTTTCTTCATTTTATCAGTTGCCTCAACAGTTAATTCTTCCTGTCTGTCAGGATTCCATGATTCAACAACGATATTTTTGCCATTGCCATAAGCCTCAGCCAAAGACCTCAATTTAAAATCGAAATTCTTCTGAGCACCAGCAAAGCTTGTATATTCGTTATCTTTTCTATTTCTGAATCCTCCAATGTATTCGAAATTTTCAGCTAACACATTGTCTTTCTTTGAAGAAACTTTAATATAGAACTTTGTTCCTTCACGTACAATACCGTATAGTTTTCCATCAGCAGCAACTTTACTATATTCAACACCTGTATATGGCTGTTTCTTTGACTCATTCAAACCATAGTTCATAAGTTGCTTCATTCTGTCAAACTGACTGTTCATGTCTTTGTTATTATTCATCATGATTAAATAATTATTTTTCTTATTTTTTATATAAATATTTTACTCTTTTAAAAAAACTTTTTTATTTACCCATTTTTCACAATATCTATGGCTAAATCGGCGGCTTTATATAATTTTTTAATGTAATAATAGTACATACTACGCATTTGGCCATAAATTTTTCTTGCTGTATTAATTATATATTTATCACTATTATCACCTTCTATAAAGTTACCGTTATTGTCTTTACTCCATTTTAACTTAAAAACATTTTTACTACCATTATAAGCAGCCTCCTT